GTTGCTGAATTATTTACTATCCTCAACTCGCCAGACGTGACGCAAGTTATAAACCCTAAGTTTCTAGGCGGTTGGCTATCAACAAGTAACTGTGCTCCTGTGTTAATTGTAAACTGTTCGCCAGCAGTGTAAGTGACATCTGTTAAATTTGTATTTACTGAGATAGTTGCCATGTATTATGTATAAGTTAAATCAGCTCTATCGTTCCATACCTTGTCAAAAAGGTCGTCTCCACCAGCCCATGTAATAGCAAAAGGAGCCGAGTCATCGAGTCTTTGAATTTGCCAAACTGCCGCACTTTGAAGAGATGCTACATCCGCTTTACCTACATAGGTAATAGTAGCTGAGGCTTCATCAATTCGTACAGCAAAAGAGCCACCACCAGAAATACCCCCGATGATAGCAACATCAACTGGTCCAAAGGCATCGACACGTGGTTTAGTGGCTCTATCTGCCATGATTTTATATTTTAACGCTTAAACCAGCACTTCGGTAAAGTTCCTGAATAGCAGGAACAAGTTCCTCAATACGCTTCTCCTTTAAAGCTAAGGCCAATAATTCCTGCTTACGTAGAGTAACTTCGTCTTCTTTTTCTTGTACTTCGATTGCCCTGTCTTGAATTTCTTTATCCTTAGCAGTTAACTCAACTTTAAGTACAGCTAATCTTGTATCAATTTGCCCAACTTCTTTTTGAGCGCGACTTATTTCTAATTGTGTACTACTAAGATTTAGATTTATTTGAGCTAGTTCTTTAATTCTTAATTCCAGAGAAGAAGTAACGGCAATTTGCTCTCGGCGATTTTCAGCAATACTGTCAACTAAAGAAGATTCAGTGGCCTTAAGTACAGTAACTCGGTTTTCTAATTCAGTATTTTCTCTAGCCAAAGAAATAAAGTTCGCATCAATGCGATTTTTTTCAGTTGCGTAAAAATTATTTAACCTAGCCATTTCCTCAGTTGCTTCAATTTGCATTTTAAGAAGAGCTTCTTTTGCAGCAGCTTCCTCTTTTTTAATTTGCACAATTGTCACCTCAAGTGTTCCCAGCTCAGAATGTAATGGTCTAATTTTTGTTTCAAGGTCTTTAAATAAACGTTCAGCATCGTCACTGGCTTTTTCCCAGAAAGTCTTTTTATCTTTAGCGACGACAGCTAATTCGTTCTCTTCTTTAATTATTTTTTTTAGCTCAACGCTATCTTTTTGCAAAGATTGCTTTACAGTAGTTTCAGTAGCAATAGACGCAATAAGTTCATCTCGCTTTTGTTTTTCAGCGGATTTATCTATAACTTTTTCCTTATTTTCACGTCTAGTCATAACTATTGAAATTAATCTTCAAATAATCTTACTTTAACTGTTACAGCTCCTGCTGTTCGGGCAGTCACAGTGGCACAAATCCATCTCATTCCGTTAAAGTTCGCCTCAAGGTTTCGGAAATCATCAACTCCAGCAACTGACACACCAGTATCACCTGCTACAGCCGCTCCACTTTGGAGGTCTACTACTTCAAGGTTATCCCACATATTAGTAACCGATTGAGCTAAAGAAAAGTTTGGACAGACTTCTTCGTTTGAACCCTGAAATCTTACTGTAAGTGACGCTAAACCAGATGTTGCAAAAGAAAAAACGGCGCTTTTAAAATCTTGAGCATCAATTGAACGTCCTGAAATAAGTGTTGTTGCTCCATCTAAAATTGTACTTTGTATTGAATTTCTCATAGTATTAATTATAACTTATAAGTCCAGCCCAGTTTCCCACGTATGTGAGAAACTGAATGGACCTACATTTAGATTATGCAGTTCCGTCTCCCGGCGAAAAGCCAATCCATCCGGCTGCTGGAGTTACAATCATGTAACCAGCTCGAACGTTAAATAGCCAATCGTCAGTTAGTGAACTTTGTCCGTCACCCACTGTTGGTGGAATAACATTAGGCTCTTCATGTACACCAAGATATAGGGCAGTACGATTTGAAGAGGCAACTCCCCAGTATCGAGCTTTACTATTATCCACGTTACCGTCTCGGTCAGTAGCCACAAGTGGCAACATTAAGTGACGTAGAGTACCTTGGTTTACGTTGATTACGCCAGAGTTAGTGTTGTCAGCAGTTGAAGATGTTGAACGAAGTAACTCCTTTGCTGTGTTCATTGTATTTGGGTCATCTGTAGTAAACAGAATATCGTCATTACAAGGAACTTTTTGACCAAATTGGTTGATACTGTTTTCCATTCGCATCTTTTGGATTGCCTCAAGACTAGCTCTAGAAAGAGCAGAACCCGGAGTTAATCGGTTTCGGAAAGTGATTGCTGAACCTCGTACTGGGTGAGCAGCAGCAGCTAGGGCAAGTCCGTCACCACCAGTTGTATCAACTGTTCGACCATCCATATCAATATATGAAGTTGACATAATGAAGCCGATTCGGTGTTGGATGTCTAGCTCCATACGACGCATCGCTGTAGGCAAGAGGTTAAGTAGTCGCTGTTGTACATCAAGATACTTTCCTTGTGAACGCATTTCGTAAGTGATTGCTTCCGCAAACGCAACACGATATAGCGTACCAACCTTTGTGTAACCCTGTTGGACTTTTGCAAACTTAGCTTGCTCACGTTCGTTCTTTACCTTAGCATAAAGCTCAAGGTCGATTTCAGAAAATTCTCTACTGTTTCCTGTGTTTTTTGGAACTGACACTTCTCGAACTAAACCTGAGTTACGAGCCATTGGAGCAAACGAATCTGCTCCTTTGAGCCATGCAATTTCAGCGTTTCGTACGAAATCTGTCAATCCGACTGTTGATAAATCCATAATAATGAATTAAATGATTAATAAGCTCCGTTGATTTTCAAAAGGAAATCACCCTTGGTTGTGCTGAGGACACCTACGCATAGTGCGATGTCAACAGTAGATGCGCCTCGGTTAATGAAACCAGCATTTGTAAGGTCTTGTTCAAGACCTCGGTCAGCGATAACTAAACCAGCAGTTACGTCACCTTCCCAAACTACGTTCTTTTCAATTGGAACGAGAACTGGGATGAGTCGGTCTGTAGCATAGTCTGCATCAGTTGCTAGAATTGTTCGGTCTACTACACCAGCAGTTGCTAATGAAGTTGTTGCAGCAGTAGCAGCAATAAGTTTACCCGATGCCCACGCAACAAGACCTCCTCGGGTCATTACTGTTGATGGTGTAACAGGCAACCAAACTGTCTTTACTTTTCCTGCTTTTACTCTGAAAGCCATATGATTAAATTAATGTGTCTCTAACTACTTCTTTATAATATGCCGCCTCTGATTGGTTGGCACATTACTTTGGTTTGAATCCACTACCGCTGACACTGGGTAGAGTAGTTTTTAATAACGGTGTTTTTCCGCGCCCACCATTTCTTTAGAGGCAACCGGGACTTTAGGAAAACATTGCATGAAACCTAAAGTACAGAGGAGCCGGCAGCCTCAAAAGAAAAGGCGGACACATTAACAAATAACCTTAAGTTATTTGCAAATGTGTCCGCCTTTAATTCGGTTAGACTTTTTGCTTTTCTCTACCAGTATTATACTAGCTGTTTTGAGCTTCGACAACTTCGTTTGTGGACAACTCACCTAATCGAACTCTCTCTACTGTCTTTAGAACATCCCAAGGAACACCGTCACGAACTATAATTTCTATATTACCAAATCGGTACTTTGTCCTTATTATGTGAATCAAGTCAATTTCTTGTTGTTTCAATTGACCTAACTGTTCAACTGTAATCTTATTTTGGTTCATTTTCAGTTAAGTATTTTTGAACCATTAAGAAGCTTACGTCATACATTGGATTAAAGTTTGGCACAAACTCTTCCTTATCTTTAAACCACATAAAGCTAGTTGCTCGGTTAAAAGAGTTTTCCAAATTAGAACCTAGTTGCTTTTGGAACATATCAATTTCTCCAACAGAAATATCGTATTCCCCAAGAATATCTAAAGTTTCTTTAACTGCTGCTAGAAGTTTCTTTTGGGAAATAGCTGTAGCATCAGAAACTTCGTCAGTTGCAATAATATTTAAAGTCTTCAGAGTGTAAACTCGTTTCTTTCCTGACTTAAAAACAACTTCTAAAACATCAGACCCTGCCGCTGTTTTAAAATCCAAAACAACAGCTTCGGCGATTTCGTCACTTCCAGCAAATTTTCCTACAAATTCATTAGTTGACATATTTATCTAAGATTACAATATTTTTACCATCCTCGGTTATTAAAGTTAACTCTACATCACCAGATTGAGTTCGAGCCTCCTTAAGTACTTCATAAGCTTTGTAAGTAGTACCTCTTGTAAATTGAGCTAGTGACATATTTTCTTTATCACCAGTTTCAAAAAAGATATCGCACTTTTGTACCTCATGAAGTTTTCCATCAGCTACCCAGATAGAATCCTCAGTAGTCGCCCACCCAAGAACCAATCTCTCATTAAAATGCCTTACTTTTACACTTTTAATAAGCTTACCTGAAGCACGTAGTGCTTCAATTTTTCTAATCTGGTCTTGAGAAGCTGTTTGCTCAAATTCTCCAGCTTTTGTTTCAAGGTCCTTTAGACGAGCAGTAATAGCTGCAAGAACTTCTGAATCAACTTCTATCATTTTGCTTTTTACCGCTTCCTTTACAACCTCTGGCTGTGGAGCCATTACTCCAGACATTTCATTAACCATCGCTTGAGTTCCAACTGGTGAAGGTGCTACTTTTGTATTTTTTTCTGACATAATTATTTTTTACCAAACTTTTCTACATCGGCCCCTGTAATACCGAGTACTGATTGGATTCCTTTGTCTACTTCGGTTACTGCGGGACCAGACACATTTGTTCTTCCTCCTCCTGCGGCTGTTAAATTTTGTAGGTCTACACTATTTGCATTATATCTTTCTCCTGTTGTAAGCAGGTGAGCGTCTTCAGCTCTTCGAGTTAATCCTTCTGGAGAATTTTCATAACCAGTTAGTTGATTAAACTTTGCTTCAACTTCTTTCTTTTTATCAGCGTCAAGCATTGATGTAACATTGTTTATATATGTTTTCGTACCATTGTTTTCAATGACTTGAAGCCTCTCAATTAAAGAAGTTGCCCACGCAGGAGTATCTTCAACTTTAGCTATAGCAGCAACCTTTGCTGCTTCTGCCACTGCCATTGCGGCTTCTGCGTCCGCACCCGCTTTTTGGTCAACGACTTTAGCTGCTGCAATTTGAGCATCTACTTCCGCTTGTGTTAAAAGACCCTCAATCTTAAGTCCTTCTTCATTATAATAAATCATAAAATTATTTGTTTTTTAACTCCCCTTGTAATACGGTTGCCCATTCGTGGATTTTCCACAGGCCGGCTTCCATCCCCCTAAGAAAGAAGTCATACTCACTTCGCTCAATTTCACTTATGGGTGTAAATTTATTTGGCGAAGCAAGTAATTCCCGAACCTCACCTATACTTACTTTTATTTTATCCTTTAAAATATCTTCAAAAAACTCATCGACTCGACTAGCATATATTTTCCTTTCTGCTGCGTCAGAAGGTTCATGTATATTGCTGTCGAAACCTGAAATAATAGGAGCTATATTGCTTTGCATTAAAGCTTTTTGCTCTAACTGTATTTTTAAAAGGTTTATAGTTGCCTGCGCCTGACTTAATTGCTCTATGGTTGAGAGGTAGTCATTAAAGTCAGGTAGCTTTCCTTGTAATAATAATTTTAGTTTTTTTATCATGCAATGTTTTTATCTAATTAACCTCCGGGCTTTGGTTTTGGTTGAGGCTGCTTGAACTCAGCATCGACTCCTCCATTATTAGAACCAGTCATTGAGTCTGCGGCCATAGCTGGTGAAGGAAGTGGTATTGCTGAAGTTGAAAATATTTTAGCCTTGTCTACGTTATAGACCTTACTAAACTCATCACTAAGACCTTCAATGTTTGGCTGAAGTCCAAATTGGAATAAAGCTGAAGCATCTGTAAGCATTTCTCGGAACAAAAGTTTAAAGTAAGCAGAAGAATTTTGTTCCTTTGGCTCTACAATAATATACCATCGAATTTGGGCTTCTCTCACTATTTGTGGGGACAAGTAAAGTCTACGAACCGGATATCCGTAAGTAGACTCCTCTGCCAAAGAAAGCATACGAATAGCTTCAGGTGAAGGTAGTTCTCCATCAATTGGAATAACTCTTCGTTCACCTTCGCCCGAACCTGCGATAGAAGTCTTGCGAGTTGCGTTACGGTAACGATTAGAACCATCTTCATATTGACCAATCGGTTGCAACCAATTACCAAGAATATCATACAAGCGTAGGTAAGCCAGTTTAACTTCCATCATCGTACAAGCAGCTACGATTAAACCAAGAGTAAGCTTAGCTTGTCTTTGGACTTCAATAATCTCAGTAGCTGTAGCACCTTGACTAGCTTGCTGACCTTGGAAAGTGGCCGACACAGTAGAACGTTCAATCGTCTGTTGTATCTCTTGGAAGATTTGATACTCAGAAGAGGTGACTCCTTGCGACTCAGTTCCAATCGGCTGCAAAGCACCTACAGGAAGACCCATAGTAATGTTTCCCGGATTCAAAACCCTAGAAGGGATAACTCGGTTGGTAGTGTTGATGTATGGAGGAGTAATGCTCTTACGAGTCTTAAGCTCAAACAAACGAAGCATGCGGTCTAAAATTCTCGACAGTTCATAAAGAGCGCCAGAAGACACGAAAGACTTTCCGTAAGCAAACTGTGAGTTTATTACGTAAAGAGTTTGTTTAGCAATATTGTATCGTCCGCCCGGAGTTACTGCTGACAAAGGAAATCCCGGAGGTAGTATCAATACGCCGTTTATCACAATCATAAACTCATCACGTGATGGGTCTTGGTACTTAACGATTTCCACTTGGTCATCTTTAAGATTTGAAAGACGAAACTTGGCATCATAGATAGTACGACTACCAGTAGTAATATCGGCACCTACACTATCAGGCACTCCGGGTCGCACATACTTCCAGTTTTCAAAAGAACCATACAAAGTTTTTGCTACATCGTAATGCATTTGCTCTACTGTAAAAATATACGGCTGGTCGTTCATTGAAAACGCCGTGATGTCACCAAGGTAAACGTTTGGTCCATAAAGCAGTTCGCGACTACAGCCTTGGAAAACCTTTTCTAGTTTTTCTTCATAACCAACAAAATTACTAAACTCTCCGTTGTAAGAGCCTTTTAATTTTTTCTTAATCTCGTATTTTGTAATCCAGTTTTCCTGAATAAAAGCTGTACCTTGTTTACAAAGTTCAAGTTGTCTAGCGACTCGCTTCTCTTTGTCCCCGCCATCGTCGTTACCATCATGTTCGGCAGTAACGGCCATGATATCTGTAAATGCTGTACCTAACTCACGAAGTGATTGATTATTTCTATCATAAGCAAGTACCTCTGGCGTAAGGTTAAGGTTATCTATGTGTGCCAATAAAGTATGAAGTTTTCCTTCAACGGTACCAGTGGCAATTTGTTCCTCTACCTCATTTTCAACTGGTTCAAGAAAAGTGTTCGCAAGCTTTTCGTTTTCCTCAAAACGTTTTAAGTAAGTTCTATTACCAAACTCAGGATGTTTGTGGTCACGATTTTCCTGCGCTCGTTTCAGTCGTCGCATTAAATAGGTTCGGTACTGGAGTTGCTCTGGAGTATAGTCGGGAGCAATTTTGTCGTTTTTTGAAGGCATCGCTTCAAGGGGGTTCGGTAAAGAACTATTTGAGTATGATGCTGGTTGTGCAAATGCGATATATGCCATGTCGATTAATTATACAATACTTATTTGAAAAATGATTGGATGTTAACACCACCCTCGATGTCCATAGACATCTCTTGATAGCTCCCCGCTAGTGTCCGTATTGTATCACTTCCGTGAGAAGAATTGTCATGCCGAGGAGAAGATTTCCAGACACCCATGTTTCGGTCAAAGTCTCGTCGGTAATTATGTAGATGGTCAGTTAGCAGTTTTGTAGTCTCTGCATTAAAACGAAACTTGTGAAATAAAGAACGCACTTTTTCGATGCCGTCTTGAATACTATTAGGTTTTGGCACAATAACAGTATTGCGAATACCTAAGTCCCACATAATTTGCTGCCTAGAAACACCACCACCCGAAAGGTCGCGAACTGCCGCATCGTGTGGTAGCAAATGTTTTCCATAGCGATAATTTTTACTTCGAAGATACCCTGCATAGTGTTCAAGACCGTAGCCAGAGTTTTCGTAATAATCGACAAAACGAATTTCCGCACCAATCTCTTGGTAAAAAGTAAGTACCATCATGTCGTTCATACCAAGGTCCCAAACAACGTTCACGTCACAAGCTGGGTCAATTGGGAAAAATCCAATACGACGTTCATTAAAGACTCTAGCCATTTCCTTGGCGTAATACGCTCCTTCTAGTGTCACAGCAAAAGCCTCATCCACTGTCGATGGGTACTGCGCCCAAATTCCTTCTCCTACAGTTTCTTTTTTCTTGGTGTACCAAGCTTGCTGACCTTTGCTTAAATTAATGCCGTGCTTAACCTTGAGTGTTTCGAAATATTCTTTATCTTCTTTGGAGATAACGATATGGTCATTGTCACTAAGAGTGTAACGAAGGTCCCACCACCACGGAAAGAAAAATGATTTAAAATCTAGAGGTGTTAGCTTGGCGCCTTCCTTCCGCTTACGCTCCGCATCCATCGCTAGGCGATAGAAGTGTCCCTCACGTCCTTCAGCGGTAGATTCGATACTCACCATCTGCCCTGCGTGAACAGAGTTAATGGCACCGTGTAAAATTTCGTCAGCCTTATCGGGAGTATGAGCGCAGATGTAACCGTACTCCGAAATATGCAAAAAGTTAGGAGTGTTCGAACGTGTAGTCATCGACACGAAAATGTTGCCACCGTTTTTAAACATAAGCTCATTGGCAGTATCAATAATAGCCTCGCCAATGTACTGCTTCATCCAAGGATGCAAATTCTGCATCGCAAATAAAATCTTACCCCGAAAAATACGCTTCATGTCTTCTTGGCGGTGGGCGATGATACCAGCAATTTTATTTTCCGAGAAAAGAATCTGGTCGAGATAGAAAATGGTATAGAAAGTAGTAATACCAAGCTGTCTTGCCTTCACCACCAGCGTCATAAACCACATGTTATCAATAAGGTACTCTTGCGCTGCATTTAGCTTAAAAAGCACCTTGTTGCCCTTCTCATCACGGATAAAATACAGGTTGTTGAGCCGCCACTTGTGGTCCTTAAGCTTTTCGGTCATCTCATCAAGCTGCGCTGTTGTCTCCTTGTCTAAAAGCTGCATATTATTTTATAACTTCATCAATACTGATAATTTTGGCAACACTTCGGTCCTCCGCATCCCCGATACTTTGGTTAACAGGCATCGAGTTGCTATTTTGTCGCCGAACAAAAGCAAAAGCCATCTCCACAACATCATCCCCCGGATTATCCCGATTCATTTTAGCAATATCCTTCTTCAAAGAAGAGTCATACTCATCACCGTAATGTTTTTCCAACAACCACATAGCAATCTTCACATCACCCGACTGGGTAGCGTGATTTGTGACAACTTGGAGTAGCTTGTATTTGTACTCCACTTGCTTTAACTGCAAATAAGTCTGAATCTCTGGACAGTAAATAATTAAAGTATCGAGTTCTGCTTTAGTTATCCGATTCTTGAGACAAGCGTCCGAGAGATTCATGCCAACAGTTCCAATAGCGAGTCCAATTTCTTGGACCATCTTTAGTTCACGTGGAGTTATCTTTGATTCAATCGTGACCAGCAAATTGGACAGAGATAAAGTTTCTGCCTCGCTTATTTTTTCTGGTAACTGAGCTTTTCTAATTTCTTTTGCAATGTATTTATCCATTACTGCTGAGTATATCACGTTGAAATGTGGAAAAAGCAAGTACCTTGTACTGTTTATGGGGAATTAAATGTTTATCTACTTCTTCTTGAGTGATGGAGGGGTTGGTGCAAACAAAGAAGAGTTCGTGAGTCGCTTTGTTTTCGAGAAACACTGGATTACTTTCCACTTTTTTTCTTTTAATATTTACGCAACCTTGCATGGTCGCTATCTTAGTAGGGTGAAAGAGGTCTATTAACACGTGGTGTCTCTTACCACGAAAAGAAATCGCTATATCGACTGATGTGTTGGAGTAATAGTTTTCCTCTGGCCTCCACTGCTGGTAAGCGAACTGCCGAGAGACATCAATAATCTTTGTAGGTTCTACCGAGAAGCCAGTATGGTATTTCCGGTACAGCTGATTGTAAATAAGCGCCTCCATTTCACTGGCGTTTTTATTGATGGCTATGGCTTGGGTTTTCTTTGTCGTAAAGCTCACTGTGTTTAGGCCTAGTTCAATGCGTAAGGCCTTGAGGCCTCCATGGTGACGTTGGATTAGTCTGGGGTGAGGAAGTTCTGGGTGGTTAATAAAATCGTCGTTACGAGGCTCATGGCCTGTTGTTTCAATAAAGTTCTTTATCGCTAGCGCTATCCTTGGCTTTGTCCATGTTGTCATACTTGCCATTGTCGCATGCAGGGGCGTTTGCGTCAAGAGGGGGAATTTGGAAAAAACGAAAAAAAAAATTTTGACTTTGGCGTTTTCGGGTTTTTGGATTTGTTGCGTGGAAGTATGCTTGGTACTTTCTGGCAACCCCCGCCTACTTTTTTCGGGGGGTAGGGGCGGGGGCGGGGGGTGTGTCACAGTGTCACCGAAAACAAGGGCGAGGGGCGAGAAAATAACAGTAAGGTCAATAAATGAGGCGACTAGCTTAACATTATAGGTGTCGCAAATGAATACTGCGTGCATTAATAGTTGTGCGCATTATTTGTGCGAGCATGCGACACAGTTAACACCGTGAATAAACAAACCAATGCGACAAGGTCAAGAATGAGGAACTTGACTCTCTTAAGCGCATGACTATTAGCCATGAGTTGTTCATGACCACGAAAAGAGAAAAGAGTCAATTTTCCAATTTTTTTTATTTTTTCCGTTTTCTGGGCATATAGGGGTAAACCACCAAAAGTATACTTTCTTTATTTTATTTATTTTTTATTAATAAATATATAATAGTGGGGGGTACTTGACACGTTGTGGTATATAGTTTCAAGGACAACAAAAAACGCCAAATGTCAAATAACGTTACCTACAACGCCACAATTGGCATTGTAAAAAACTAAATTGTCTTTTATTATCACACTTTTCCAAAAACCCTCAAAAAGCTCAAAAACACCTCATCCTAATCACGTAACAAACCAAAAAAAACGTCAAACAACTCATTATAATGTCATAGCTAAAATTATACATAATGACTATGCTTTATTACACGTCTCTCATCACTCTTTACACGTTTGTCTCTCTTACTCATGCGATAAAAGCCCCTTTTGCCATTTTCCCAGTAATAAAAGACAACTTTATTTGACAAAGTACCATATTTATATTCCA